GTAATTGCATTGCATCTAAAGCAGATGTAGCAGCACCAACAGAACCAGTAACCCAAGACTTCATTCTTCGGTCATCAGTTTGTGAAGCTCTATATCTTACATGTAAGAAAGGTCTCTTCATGCTTTGTCCAACAGTTTGATCATAAACTGAAGAAGTACCAGCAGGAATCATAACCCCTCTAAGAGCATTAGCAGCATTAGCAGCGTTAATACCACCTCTAGTAGCTAAATCATTTAAGTATCTGAAGTCAGACTTGTAGAAGTCATAAGAACCTCTTCTGAAACCAGTGAAACCTAAATTTAATGCCATGTCTTCAGAGTTGTTAAATACACCGTATGATGTACCACCAGCTCCGTAAGAATTCATTGAAGCTAACATATCGTCCATAGCTAAGCTAGTACCTCTGTTAACAAACATCATGTATTCTTCAATAGCACCTTGCTTATCAAACTCAGCTAAGATAGCATCAAATTCAGCTAAATCAGTAGCAGCGTTAACACCAGTTACACCAGTAGTTACGTTACCTCTGTCTTCAACAGCAGCAAATAAACCTTCAGTACCAGTATTAGCACCTGTTGCTAAACCAAGGTGTGTATCAACTCCGTGAGCAGCACCAGAAGCACCAGCACCAAGGTTGTGAGCGTTATCAGAACCAATTTCACTTTCTAACATTGCCATTTCAATGTAGTCATTAAAACGAGCTCTAGTATCAGACTCAGCTTTTAAGTACCATAAGTAACCTCCTTGACCACCTTCAGTAGAAACTTCAACCCAACCAATTCTTGAAGCATCAGATCCTGAAACTTCGTAGTAATCTTTCATGATAATTGGTTTGTTAGAGAAAGTTTTAAACTGTGGTTCGTTAGCTCCTCTTGTTTCTGTAACAGCAGCGCCAGCAGCGTTGTAACCAACACCTTTTGCAAATTCAGAACCATAAACTAATATAGTAGTTGCAAAGTCAGCAGTGTTTCCAGAAGTTGGAACAGTGCTACCATCATAAGTTGCAACAGTAATGTCTAGAGTACTAACAGTAGTTACAATAGCTTTAAAAATTCCAGTTGGAGCAGATACTATAACTGTATCGTTTATTCTGATACCGTGATCTGTACCCGCAGATATTGTGTTACCATCAATATCTTGTTGGATAGTTATAATGTTGTCAGTGTCTATATCACCTTTGTAAGATAAATGTAAACGACCTTGCTCAGACCAAATAACTTGGTCAGCAGTCATCGCTTCTTCAGCTCCTACTTGTGAAAGAAATCCTGAAATAGTTCTCGGTCCGAAAACTTCAGCTTCTTTTTCCATAAGATCTGGTAAATATTGTTGTGCCCAACCAGCAGAACTGTTTAGGTCTAGATAATTTGTAGATAATGTTTGTTGCCTTTGGGCAGGAACACTATTCAAATTAGCTCCATTAACTATACTCATAATTTTGTAATTTTAAATTGTTATTTATTTATTTTTGATTTTAAATTTAAAAGTTGGAGAAGTATCGTTGTTAAGCACTCTTACCTTAGGACCACTTGTGTTATCGTTAGAAAATGATTGCCTAGGATCCATACTTACGTTTTTTGCCTTGGCAACACTATCTTTAATAGCGTCAGCTTTTCCTTGTTCATAAAAGTGATTAGCAATAGCATCAGCGTTCATAGCCGTAAACAGAGACTTATGATAACCTTTAGCATCTGACATTTCATTTTTTTCATTCAAGAACTTCTTGACAAAATTATTAATGTCGCTTTGGCTACTTTTAACCTCTTGAGCATTTTTCACATTAAACCTATATCTTTTATCGCCGATGTTATATTCAAAACCTTTGAACTTATCGTTAAAAACTTGATTCGTTTTATTTAAAAAATTATCAGTTTGTTTTTTTGCTATTTTTTGAGTTTCTTCCGACTCTTTGTTATATCTATTAAAAAAATTTATAGCTTTTTGTTGTTCGGTTGTTAACCTAGAACCAGCTTTAATTTCTTCATAGTATTTGGACTTTTGCCCGTCCAGGTGGGCTTTAGCGTTGGCAACTTGCTCTTTTAACGCTATTTTTTTCTTTTTAATCTCTCTTGCTTCATCTTCTTCTTCATCATATGAAAACGAGTCTTCTATTAAAAAACTAATTTCATCATCTGTTAAGTGAGATTTTGTTTGTCTGTAATATTCTCTAAGAACTGTTATATCGTCGTAATTAGAAAAATCTTGATTAAGTCTTACATAATCTTCTAAAGTACCACCAGTTTCTTCCATAAAATCTACAACTTTTTGTAAATTCTCAGGCAAAGCTTTACCGGTTTCAGCAGACTCTAACATAGCTTCTTGAGCTTGCTCAGCTAAATCTTCTACTTGTTCTTGAACCTCTTCTTCAGTAATTTCTTCTAATACTGGAGTTTCTTGTGTTTCAGTCTCCGGTTGTACTTCTTCTTGTTTTTCTGTGGTAGTGGTGTCTTCATCGACTCTAACCACTCCTTCGTTGTCAGTGTTATTTTCTGCAACCTCTGTTGTTTCTGTGGTTTCATTTTTTATTTCTTCTTTTGGTTCTATTGGTTTGTCTAAATCTACTTTTGTAATATTGTCATCTACTTTTTGTTCAGTACTAGACATGTTTACTTTTGTAACTTCTTCAGTTACGTTTTCTACGTTTTCTTCCATAATATAATATAATAATAATTAATAATTTACCTAGGATCAAAAGAGCCTAAGTCAAAGCCTCCTAAAGAATCATTACTTGCAGACTCAAAGTTTTTAGGTGCTTTTTCCTTTTTTCTTTGGTCTATAAGTTCACTTTGTTGAGTGGCTTGTATTCTTGTTCTTTCGTCCTTACGATCTTCTTTTTCTTTTTCTTTTGTTTTAACAGCTTGTGCTTCCATAGACTTTAACTGCATATTCATCTGAAACTCTAGTTGCATCAACTCTTTTTTGTACATAACTTCTTGAGCTTGTTGTTGAGCTTCAAGCTGAGCTTTAACTTGCTCTAGTTGTGCCTGTGACTGGCTAAGCGCTTGTTGTTTTTGCATTTCCATCTGAGCAGAAGCTTGTTGTGCTTGTATGTTAGCTTGAGACTGCGCTTGAATATTTTGCTGTTGCATTTGCTGATCTCTTTCTAGCTTTCTTTTTCTACGTATTTTTAATAATTGATTAGCTAGCTTTATGTTTTTAATTTCTCTAAGGTCAATAGCATCTGTTAGCTCTATAAGTTGTTGTTGTAATGCCATTTGTATGTTTTGCTCTAACATTGCTTTTTCCTCATCATCTGGTGTTAGCTCTAAAAATATACCAAAGTCATATAAGTGTAGACTTGACATTTCTTCAAGTGTAGCTACGTTATGATTACCTATTTGATTTATAAAGGCATCTTTAGTTGGTGAATACTCTATAATATCAGATATTCTAAGTGATAAACATTCAGCAACTTCTGATGTCAAGTATAAACCAGCTTGTAGTATATGTCTTGTAGCAGTATTAGAATTAGCCGCGGCTAGCTTTTGTACTCCAACCAATGCTTTTGGATCTGGTGTTGCAGCATCTCTAGCTTCGTTTAAACCTGTCGTATCTCTTATCATTTGTAAATAATAGTTGTACGTACCAATTAAACTTTGCATTTTCTGCCCACCAGAGCCTGATTGTATTTCTTGTATAGGTACTTTACCTGGGTTCATATCACCTTCAGATGTCATTGATCTACCAATAACAGAACCTGTTTGGAAGAACATATTTAAAGCTTCCTGAGGATTATAATTTGTACCATTACCTAAATCTATTTCTGCTAAACCATCAGCATCTAAATAAACACCGTCCGGTACCATACGTGATAATACTTGTTGCAGTTTTAAATGTGTCAACTGTATCATGTCAGCAAAACCAGTAATACGACTAACTAAGCTTTCAATTTTACCTTTGTACATACGTGGAGCAACTATAGCGTAGTTCATTTTAACTTTAGTAAAATCACTCTTTGGCCTCATCATGTTTTTAGCCATTTCCCATTTTAACAGCTTGCTTGTCCCTAATACTATAGCACCATCGTACAAACACTCGATAGATCTTTGTAACCTACCAAAACCACCCTCCATGTTTTCTGGTGGATTAAACGTATCATCTTTTGGTAGAACTTTATCAGCACCGCTACCAGTTTCTTTTAACTTGTAAACTTGATTCATATATGTTTTATAGTTAAAATATAAAACTTGAACCTTATTGTTATCAGACTCGTTTACATCATAATTATTACCGTAGCTATTTTTATAAGAGCTTTTGTTTTTTAATATATCCTCAAGATCAGCCTCAGTTAAATGTGGAAATTGTTTTGCAAGCTCGTTAACAGGTATGTTTTTAACTTCACCAACATAATACAAATCATCAAAGTAAGGTGATTTTGTATAAGAGTAAACTAAATCAGCTGGGTCAACATAATCAATAACAACACCTTCAGAAGTGTTAAAACTTGTTTTTACAGCACCTATACCTAACACTGTTAAATCGTAGTAAAATCTTTTCTTTATTAATTCGTAATCACTACCTTCAAATAAAACAGATAAAGCTTGTTCTTCTGCTATCTCTACAGCTTGTTTATAATTAAGCTGCATGTGAAGTTCTAATTCCTCTTTAGAACCAGGTAGCTCTTCCATATCGCTTTCTTTCATTGATATACCAAAAGCTTGCTCTGTAAAAGCGTTTAATTCTTGTGTGTCCATGTCGCCTAGTATAGTCTCCATATACTCAGTACGTTTCTCAACACCAAAAGGATCTTGTGAATAAGCTTTTATATCGTACGTTCTTTCTGCAATACCGTTTACAACTATATCAACAAACTTAGGTATAATAGGTACTGGCTTCCAGTCTAAATTTAAATAAGACAAATCACCATTAATAGATAATTCATCTTTATATTTTTGTGTTGATTGCTCTCCTCTAGCATACAACCTTAATTTGTGAAAGTCATTTCTATGGCTATTATACCTGTAAGAACCTTTATCATTATGAAACCACTCAGCTTCAATAGCTTTTGCTACTTTTAAACCATAGTCGTAGCTCATTTTTTCTATATCGCTAACAGCTTGACTTGGAAAATATTTATTTATAACAGACTCTGCCATATTTATTTTTTAATTAATTTAGATGTATTGCCTTTGTTTGAATATCTAGCAATATTTATATTTAGTTTTGGTTTTTCTACTTTAGCATTAGGCCTGTACAAATGTCTGTTGTTAGCCATAATAGCTAAGCCAGAACTAATAGATGCATCATGCTTTGTTCTTTTGTTTATATCAAATTTAGCCCAGTCGTTTAACAGTTCGTTAAAATAACAGCTACCAAATGTACCTTCGTTATTCATACCTACATGGTCTTGTATATACATTTCAATAGCAGCTGCATGAGCTTGTTTTATATCTTCACTTGAGTTAGGTATACCACCTACTTCTTTTTCTGCTGTTGATAGTTTATTCCAAACCTTGTCAGGCCTGTTCATACTAAAACCTCTATAACCTCTACGCCTTAAATAATACAACAGACGGGGTTTGTTGTTCTCTGCAAGTAAAGGCATTCCATAAAATACTAACGCCATTAAAACATCTTCAAAGAATATTTCTGCGGTTTGTGGTCTAGCTAGATATTCTAAAAAAAACGTGTTTGCCGGTGCGTCTTCCATACTAAACCTAGTTAAACCGTGTAAAGCACCTTTCGAACCTACACCGTCTACAGTTCCTGATATATCATAACTATCACAACCAAAAGCACCCATATGCTCATTACCAGGCCATTTAACGCCATTTTTAATTATAACTTTATTTTGTATATTTGTTGGTGGTACCCAACTTACTTTAAACCTACCTTTTGGATCTGGATAAAATATTACTTGTGAATCTTTAACACCATTAACCCATTGAAAATTACCTTTAGTAATGCCTAATGTTCTAGACATTTCTTCGTTATAATCTATTTGTTCGTATATCTTTACTAAATTAAATATACTATTTTTTGTTTCATCTCTAAATGCATGCTCAGTAGTTCTTGGAAACTGTCTGTAAAATTCGTTTAATGCGTCTTGATCGTTTTTTAAACCATCAGCTTCATTTTGCCAACTATCTACAACACCTATGTCTATTAATTCCCCATGTGGATCGAAGACTTCATGATCCGGAGTATCGAAGACTGGGCTTCCGTGCTCATCAATAAATCCTTCGTAGTTCCACTCCATTGGGATAAAAAGAGAATATAAGCCAGACGCTGTCTGTCCATTTCTGTTTCGCTTAGTAACGTCTGATGCTCCATATAATTTTTTAAAGTTTTCT